TCAAGCCTTGCCATGCCCACCCGCCGATGCGATCCCCTTAGGTGCAAAAAACAAATCCCAAACCGCTGTCATCATTGGTTACGAGATGGTGGCAGGCAAGTGTGAACCACAACTCAAGCCGCTGGACTTACCAACCGTTGTCGGCAACTATTTGCCTGGTGCACCTGTTGTCGCAACGACTGCGGTGATCGCAGCGGTTGCAACTACGGCGGCCATCGGCGCCAAACCTTTAGGGGACTTTCTGCTTAAGGCAATTAAGCCCATCGTAAAAAAGACAATTAAAAAGATCAAGGAGAAGATGGGGAAGAAAGTTGCCGCCGAGTCCGCTTGGGAGCGGCGGAAGTTTCAACGCGCTTTGCGGAAGTAGGGATTGAATGCTTGTGCGGCGGCAAGTTGCCCGGCGGATTCTTCAGGATGACATCAGCGCAGATACCACGGTATGGACTGTCGGGGTGAAAACTTATGCCTTTGCGCATCAGCTCTCCGCAATTCTTGAGCCTCGCAATCTCGTAATTGAGCCTTTTGTCTGCTAGCTGCTGTTCAAGCAACTGAACCTGTTTTTCTGCCGCCTTGTGACAGCTTTTGATATGGGCGCGATCTAATGGGATTGAGATTGATGCGGTGATCCCGCCGTTAATTGAATAGCTTTGCTTCTCTCCTGTCCGAACCGGCTGGTAGTAAAGAACGTCACCCGGATTCAAAAGGTTTCCGTTTTCGTCTGTGCTGGTGTCGTAAACAGGATTGTCGTAGTAAGCCTCGTAAGGATCTGACCATCCGACCGTAGTGCTAATGAAAGGATTGATTGAAACGCTTGTCCCTTGGCAAGCAAAGTTCCCATATTGATAAACAAAATTTTTCCCGGGAACAACCTGGACTGCCTGATTGGTGACTGAACCGGAGCTGTTTGCGACTGGCGCGGCGGTGCTTGAAACTTGTGCTTGCGCTGGGGCAGTAAGTAGCAAAAGGGCTGCGATAGCTCGCTTCATTGAGTGAAGGTGCTCAGCGTTTCAGTTACAGATTCAAGATCTGTTTCTATATGATAAATAGTGTGTTCAGTTAAACCAGGGCCCGAAACGGTTTCGATGAATTGAAACGAAGCCCCAGGGTCAACGATTTGCCATGCTGGCTTGTTCTCTAGATTTAGGCCGGTCCATTGGCTCGTAACGCCGTTCAGGTTATTGGTTGTGACTGCTAGGTCTGCTGGCGCAAGTTCGCCGCTTAGAGGCTCTACATTTGTTCCGCTGACGGTGTACTCATAGCCTGTGCGGTACTTGTAAGAGTTGATGACCTCAGTCGTTTTCTGCTTTGTAACTGTGGTCGATTTCAATGTACCCTGCTGAAACGATGGCACAACCGGAATTGGCTTGGCTTCAGGGGCAGCGAGCGCAATAACGCAAAGCACGCCCCAAGCAACCCAGGCTCCAGTCCACATCACTTCACGGTGAGTTCTTGAATCACTTGGCCTGTGGCACTCGTTCCTGCTCCGCCAGCCGTTATCGAAATTGCACCGTCAGTGGCGATTGAGCCTGCCAAGGATCCTGCAACCCCGCCGGAAGTTGTAGTCACATTGCCAAAAGCTGGCAGTGCAGGAACTACTCCGGAGGAGACTGTTGTTGAGAGGACGGCTGGGACGTCATCGCCTTCAATATATGACTCTGAATACGAAAAGCTGTCACCAGCAGTAGTGACACTGAACTCGCCAGGAGTGTAACCCAGAGCAGTGCCGGAAGTAAGTGTCCCCAGAGCAGGAGCAGTGCCCAGAGTGACGTTAGAGCCAGATACAGCCAGCGAGCTGGGGACACGGTTTGCGACTGATGCTGCGCCATCTACTTGGAGCTGTACGGATGATTGGATCTTGTGGACGATATCCGCATGAGCAGGCATGCCTAAAGACGCTAATCCAATAAGAAGAGTGGCGCGGTTCATTTGATGCCTGCTTTGGTGTCTTTATTATCAATAATAAGATCTTTTTTCTTGCCATTACCATTACCGTTTTGCTTACGTTCTATACCGAATGACGCCATGGCACCGGTAAGGAGTGATGCAACGAATGTATTGTCCATCTTCATCTGTGGATAAATACCAAGATAGGAGATGGTGAGCAACGTGGCGCTCCAAGTCAACACCATACATTTGACAATATCTGAAATGCTGATCTGGTCCTTCTCATGCTGCTCGTCTAGCTGATCAGCCATAGTGGAGTGGAGCTACGCTTTACGGTAGCGGTCATTTACATCATGTTGCTCATTCTGAGGCCTCTGATCATGACAATGTGGCGATCAAGAGCGTTTAAAGAAATGATTGTGTCAATGACTGAAAAGATCGTCAGTCGTACCGATAATGACTTGGATGATTTGGCAGTAAAGCACCTGAGGGAGATGCTGCTACCTGACACTCGTGTTGAGAAATGAAATTACCTGCGTTCTCCGCCGTTGGCTGGTTTATTGCAGGCGGCGCAGTCACGCTTTTGGCTTGCAGTGCGACTCTAATCTTTATCGGTGGTTACACCGTTGGAGAAAGTGCCTGTCGCCCGGCATTGTCGGAAAGATCCTGATCACTGCAGCAATGCCGTTTTCTCTTCTGCCGTTTTTTGAACGTTTTTCTAAAAATGCGCCCCACCGAATGGCTGCTATTAAACAGCTTGAAGAGTCCATGCCACCGGAGCTACTGGAGGAGGATGCAGAATGGTTCCAGGCTTGGAAGGAAAGCGGATATGATCAAGAAATATACATGCCCTACTTCAAGCAACTCGACAACAAAACAGGAACCGGTTACCGCGAGTGTTTCTCAAGCGCCGCAGCCATGGTGGCGGCTTTTAACCAGAAAGTTCGAACAGATGATGAGTACAACAAAGTACGGGCCAGGTTCGGGGACACCTCGTCAGTAGAGGCTCAGCTAGCAGCGTTGCGCAGCCTTGGGTTGCAGGCTGAGTTCCGCAAAGACGGTGATGCGGACATGGTGGAGCTGGAGATTGAGAACGGGCGACCTGTTCTTGTTGGCTGGCTGCATCACGGCAACATGCTGCATGGGGAACCGCCAATGTGCAATGGGCTGGGCTGCGGTCATTGGAGTGTGATTAGCGGATATACAGGGAAGAACGGCAACGATCCGGAGTGGATCATGCAAGATCCGCGCGGCTTGCCCGACATGGAAAGAGGTGGGCACAGCAACCCGCATCTAGGGCGAAACGTACGGATTCGGCAAGCTGCATTTCATCAACGTTGGCAGGCGGATGGACCCGGCACGGGCTGGGTGATCCTTGTTGATGAGTAGTGGCTACTGGATCTGGGCCTATATCAGCGCCTTTTGGACGACTGTTGTTGTGCAGTGCGCCAAGCCTGTGAACTGGGATCAGTGCTCACGGGTCAATGATTGGCTGGTGCCATGGGTGCGAGATGTAACTGAGATGTACCACAAAGGAGCCTATTCTGCTGAAAAGCGTGTTCTTGAACACTCTGAGTAGAATGGCATTTTGCGCCTGACATATGCCGGTATTGAGTGATTGGGAGATCAAAGCACGTTGCAAAGGCGGGAATATGGTGACACCGTTTAATCCAGCGCTCCTTAATCCGGCAAGCTTGGATGTGGTGCTGGGTGATCAGCTGATGATTGAGAGCATATATCAACCCGAATTCGTGCGGATTGATATTTCGCACAACACTGAATCTGACCCATATCTGCTGCAGCCTGGTGGATTTTGCTTAGCGGAGACCAAAGAGACATTCAATCTGCCAGAGGATCTATCTGCGCAGTTTGTGCTCAAATCGAGCAGAGCTAGGGCAGGCTATCAGCATATGCTCGCAGGATGGTGTGATCCTGGCTGGCACGGCAGTCGTCTTACCTTAGAGCTAAAGAATGCGCGGCTGCATCATCCATTGCCGCTATATCCGGGGTTCAGGATCGGGCAGATGGTCTTCCATACTATGTCTAGTGCGCCGTTAAAGAGCTATGCAGAGGTTGGGAATTACAACAACCACTCGACGGTGATGCCATCAGTAGTTTGAATAGGGCAACCGATCACAAACCATGGGCTGGGCCGACTGGATGGTGGTGCAGCAATCTCTCGAAGACGAGCTTCATCTAGAAGCGACAGTGCGTGAGATCAGCCATGCCACTGACGTTGCGATGTTGACCGAATTGTGCATCCAACTCACTAGACAGAATTGGCATCAATCGATCCTGCTCAAGCAGGCCGTCTATCACGTGATGGAGCTTGAAGCTGGATTAGCGGCCGAATGATACATTTCTAGTGCCTGCTGATAGATCCACTTAGCCTGCCATTCTTGTGCATGCTCACGTGTCATGCCAGCATAGGTGATCCGCCAGAGCGGCCCAGATGATGTATCGATCTGGACTAGCTCAGGAGGTGGTGTCATCAGCTTGCCATGAAGTTCAGTTGACGGCGCATTTTGTTATTGATGCGCAGTAAGCGTTGCCGCACTGCCTCTCTAGAGACAGACTCTGCCGTAGCTATCTCTTGCAACGTACTTAGAGCATAGCCATCCAGACCATATGCCATAGATGCGACTTTGCGCTCTTTCTCAGGCAAGTGCTTAATAATCTTGCATGCTTTATCAACTAGCTGCCGTTCGGCAGACTGCTCCAATGCGCATTTCTGTTCGCGATCAGGGATGATGTCAATCAGCTGCGCAGTGCCATCATCGCTCATTTGCGTATGAAGGCTGCCGAGTCTGGGATATCGCTCAAGTAGCAGTATTAACTGTCCAGGCTCCATGTCAAGATATTCGGCAGATTCCTCTGTCGTAGGCTGTCTGTCATTAATCTGCTCAAATTGTTCCGCCCATTTGCGCAGTTTGGTCAGGTTATCTAGGTGATTGATTGGCAGTCGAATGACGCGGTCCTGTTTCTGAATTGATCGGCTGATCCCTTGCCGAATCCACCAATAGGCATATGTACTGAATTTGTAGCCTCGCTCTGGGTCAAATTTTTCTACCCCACGGATCAACCCAAGAGTGCCTTCCTGCACAATATCCATGAATGTCATAGTTTGTGCTATGTGCACACTGCGTTTAGCGACATGCGCAACCAGCCGCAAATTTGCTGATATCATGCGTTCTTTGGCACGCCTACCAAATCGCAATGTACGCTGTTCTTGCGCAGCATACGGCCCTTTTGGATTTTCCTCTAGCAGCTGCATCATTGCTTGAATTCTGCGGCCACACAGAATCTCCTCCGTCGCTGTAAGCAGCGGCACGCGATTTATTGCTGCGAAGTAGCTGTCTTCTGCAGATTTTGGCATGAATAGATAGCTTTGAGAAGTAGAAGGTAGAGAATGGCGTCGTCAATACGACCGGTGATGGGTTCTGATTTGGCCCTTCCTGGCTCTCGGATGTGGTTCTGAATCGCGTCCATGTGCTTCGTCAGATAGACAAAGCAGACGGCATCCGGAGCCAATCCAAGCGCCTTTGAGAGTCGTTTGAAGTTGTCTAGCTGGTTGTCACTATTGGCATACTCCTGCCCTTTGCTTTGTGTCAGGCGGGTGATATCGTCCCAGGTATTGCCACAGAGTGTGACGAATTCCTGGGTGCTCATCTCACAATTCGTGACCATGGTGCGTCTTTGGGATTCGGGTTGTTGGGTCGCCATGTGTACTCGCAGTCATCCATGAGCCAGCGGTAGAAGCTTGAGCTCATGCCGCAATAAGTTGGGTGTACAGGCCATGACTCACCAAAAAAGCTGATGACGTCGGCGGTGCTGACATCTGATAAACACCGTGCAATAGACATCGGGGTGTGGCCACGCTTGCGTAGGCGGATAGCTTCTTGGGCTTGCTCAAAAGTCATGTGTTGCAGTAGGTGTCGTTGAAGAGTCCATGTAGGGCGGCTTGCGATACAGCATCAATGGGCGATTTATGAAGTCGGTCCCACATCTGCTCCGCTAGCAGCTCACGTACATCGATGGCATGCTGCCCGGTTCCGTTGATCTTGAGATACAAAATCGATTCTGCGGTGTCGCAAAATTTGCAGAAGGCAGCTGTCACGTCTTCCATCTTATGCACTTCATCGAGCGGTGGGAAGATGTCAGATTCAAGCTGATCTAGCCAGGTTTTAACTTCAGGTGTCTTGTGCGGTGTCGGCATATCGCCTGTCCGGATTTCGGGCAGGTCATGGATCAATGCCCACTCTTCAGCTAATACTTGTTCATTGATTGGCAGCCGGATCGACGGCCCCCATTCTCTGACCAATACCCACACGCGGTACATGTGCTCCGCGATGTTCTGCCTGGTGGCGGTGTGCACAATACCCCATCTTGAGATATGGCTAGCACGCAGGAAGGTGGCGGCACCTTCGAGTTTGCCTTGATGTCTATTGGACATGTGAAAGAGCCCCATTGTCTTGTCGTTTCCAGCGCCGGGCGCGGTTTTTGATCATTTTGTTGGTGACAGCTTGATGCATATCCACCTGCTGTAGATGAAATAGGTCGAGCACCAGAATCGCCACATCTGCCAGTTCCATCGGATCCGACATGCGTTCTGATGCGATCAGTTCACCGATTTCTTCCAACAGCTTCGCGATCGTGGACATCGCGTCGCGATCTGGATTGACGGCATCAGCCCAACTGGCGATGTCAGCCTGCAGCTCCTCGATATCGCTGGTAGACCGCTTTGATTCGATCAGCTTCGATAGCCGGTGCGCCGACCCGGTAGATGTCTGCGAGGGACGGCCCGAATCCGAGGTATTGGACATTGGTGCATTCATTGAGTCGTTCCCAGATGTCAACCAGGTGTTTGTATTGGGTAGGGTATTGGGCAAAATTCAGGAAACCCACCTGAATGTTGCTCTGGTAGCAAGCTTCCATTGCTTGCTGTTGACTCCAGGTGAAAATGCGTCGTGGTAGCTTAGTCACCGTGGTGAGTTCCTGCTGCTGGCCGATCGATTCAAACGTGATCTCAGCCGAATCATGATAGCTCGGACCGCTCCACTCTCCGGCATCTG